CATAATATCAATTAATCATGATATCAGTAAATGTTCGAGGAGAGACGAAAGTCTCTCAACAAGAGCCAACTTGTATAACAAACCGTTTAGTTACACACGATAGTGACTCTGATGAAGTTACAGAAAGGACTCAAGAATTCGAAGGTTGCCCCGCCGATGATTTCTTGAGAGACGTTCTGTTTGAGACTGATGAGAAAGATAATATAACATTATCAAGTACCACAGCTCGTTTGTGTCGTTTTGATTCTAATAGAAATGATACAGCCTACATCAGTAAGTTATTGGAACACATCAAATCCAGATGTGTTCCAAGCGTCCACCAGGACGCACTGCAAATATTAGAAAGTTTACTCTTTACAATCGTCTCTTCCTGGGCAAAATACCCTAATAAGAAGAATTATAATAGGTGGGCGGTTTCTTTGACAAAGTCATTGAAACTACTCCATACCTATTGTGACGAGCGTAATACAGTGATTGACTACGCCAAGTTTCAACTTGGATGTCTTCAATCTCGAGTAATGACACGGGGTAACCTAACCTACGTCAATCCACCACCATCATCAAAATTTATTGATGGTAAGTGGGTGAGTAGTCAGTTCCCTGATGCGCAACCTTTATTCTCTGGTATCGTAAAACGCTTTCTGGATCGTAAGATCCTAAAAGGCGATACCCCTTTTATTGTTAGTTTATATCAATCTAAGAGAGCTTGGCCATTATTTGGCGAGCAGCGAATTAAGGATGCGCTTAATGAACATAAAAATACACTCTGTTCGGCAGAACCCATAGAAGAAATTAGTGACCAATTGAGATGCGAATTGAACCGCGCCGTAATTGGTTGTTTTGGCACTGATAAAAGAAATAAATCTAAAATCAGTGACCCAACAAAATTTCTACCTACAGGGTCTGGATGTGTCCAGTTTCCCCGTTCGAAGGGAGGTACAGGACAATCTGTTGAACAGTTTGAGCCAGAGGGCTCTGTGTCAAGGGTGTCATTCAAAGATGGAAAAATAGTTATTCAACCATCGATGATTGACCGATTTGGAATGTGGAAAAATAAGAGTATGGACAGTGTCCTAGCTCAATGTAGATCAAGGATTGCCATGAGTGATGAAACGCTACTTCACGTAGACGTGGATTACATCATGGAACCCGCAAAAGTAAGAGTTCTATCCAAAATGGATGGTTTCCTAGCTTCTGCTCTACAACCACTACAGGGTCAGTTGACTGCAGGTTGGAAGAAACATGTCGGAAACACCATGAAAGGTGACATAGACGTGAAGGTCCAAAATCTGTATAGTAATACACCACGTGAGTGGGTAAATTACTCGGTCGATTATAAATCTGCAACTGATAAATTGAAGGTTGAGGTAACACAAGAACTAATGAGATCGTTAAGCCAAATGGGACTCGTGACCGCTGATATAGCGATCGCTTCGTTCCGAGAAGCTTTAATGAAATATCCTCCAGAGTTGGAAGATACTGGGGAAAGGCATCAACAGACCAACGGTCAATTGATGGGCCATCCTCTCTCATTCGTTTTACTTTGCCTGACCAACGTGGCATGTTTTCATAGTACACTCCTTTCTTATAGTAGATTGGGAGCACAACAATGTAAAGATGCAGAGATAATGTGGAATCGTTACCTAATTAATGGTGATGATCTCCTTTTTAGAGGTCCAGAGGACCCCATTCTCTTTGAAATCTTTTTACAGAAAACAAAAGATGCAGGATTGATTACCACCGTAGGCAAGACCTACATATCTAAACGGTATGGAATGATAAATAGTAGGATTTATTATTTCAATGATCATACTGGAAAAGTGACCAGAAAGGGTTATCTTAATCTAAATCTCCTTAAAGGAAATGCAGAGAAGGATAAAAGTCCCTTGACTAGCGCCACTCCAGAATCATTTTCAAAAGATTACCAAGATATGGTATCTCTCTATCCTCCTGGTATAAATTTTCTATCTCTTTTGTTCAAACGATGGACTTGTGATCAAGTCGGTGATTACCGACTCACAAATCCCCATTGTAAGAATCATTTTAAGGGAAGATATATACCAAACTGGTTTCTACCAGTCCACCTGGGAGGATTCGGAGTAAATCCAAAGTATAGCCAAAAAGAAAAGATAAAAATCACTAAAGATCAACGCGTAACTGCTGCGATATTCTTTAATGATCCAAGCCGATCACTATTCTACTCAAAGAATTTGAATAGTAAGGTAATGGACTTTTCCAATCTTTATCTTGGTACACCAAAAATCTCACCCCATTCTGAAGCAACTCCCCCTAAGGGAGAGGTTGATGAATGGATGGTCACAATGGAGGGAATCTCCAGAGCAGCCGGCTTGCATACAGTAGCAGAGACACCAGAGGTCTTTCGTTCTAACTTGAGAAAGAAGAACAAAGACTTTAGATTATCTGCCATGTCCGCAAAAGGCCTGTTGAGAAATTGGGTAGTAGATGTCAGCTACCCCTGTGCACCACAATGTCCTAAACCTTCTATAATTAAAATAAGGAAGATGGACGGTGACCACAGTAAGGGATTCATTGAAAGGAGGAGCATAGAGTTTAATCAAAGGAAAGTTAATTTATTTGGCTTTCCCTTTAAACTCTCTGAACCGAATTTTGATGAATACTAAATTGATTATGGGGTCGTAGTTTATTCAATCAGGAGACCAATACCGAGTACCATCTAGATTAGATGGCCGGTAAAGGCAACACCTATATCTGGTGTCCCTGATCGAATGGACCAAATTGTGTGCTATTAGCCAGTTTTCATTACAACTGCGTTCACACTCCGAAACAAATCGGCGAGAGACTGCAAGGCTCCCTCGAAACTACGATGTACAGTCCCATTATAATGGTGGTATCCCATACACATTATAAATTATATTAATCACATAATTTCTAAAAGTATGACAAGAAAGAAAAACCGAAAGGTTAACAAGAATCAGAACATAAAAAATGTTCAAACACAAGCTAAGTCCTCAAAGAGAGGCAACACTAAGGCAAGACCACTCAAAAAGAGTGGAATGGCTAAGCGAATTCTCTCCGGAGCCGGCGAGATCATTGGGTCCTCGTTTGGACCCCTTGGATCTCAGGTTGGCTCTTACCTAGGTGGTAAGGCCGGTGAGCTTTTCTCTACCATTACAGGATATGGAACGTATAAAATACACAAAAATTCGTTTTTAACTGGGATGGGGAACGGGACAAACAATATCCCTACTTTCTCTCCAGACTCTTCCTTAGTCGTTTCAAGTCGTAGTATGATGTCAACTGTAAAGTCGTCAGCCACCAGTTCTGGTGCTGATTACCAAGTTTCATCATACGATATGTCCCCCTCCAATTCTGCTTTTACCGAATGGCTGGCAAGCTTTGCTTCCTCATTCGAACAGTATGAATTTTTAGGTATTGTCATCGCTTACGTCCCCCTTTCCGGGAACGCGACGGGAGCTGACACATCACTAGGTCAGGTTACTCTCTGTAGTAATATGGACCCTGATGACCCACCTTATGTTGACATGAAGTCAGCAGAAAATTCCTCTTACGCGAGTACGGCTTCACCCGATAAACCACAAATGTTGTTTATCGAGTGTGCACGGAACTCAAGTCCGACGAATGTTTCATTTACAGGTGTGCCCCAGGAGGGTGAATCGAAGAAATTCTTTTCACACGGGACTTTTCAAGTTGCCACCAGTGGTATGCAAACAGCCAATCAAACTCTAGGTTCAATCTGGTGTTCGGCCCATGTGCGGTTTTCCAATCCTAAAGAAAACCCCTTTTCAGGCGAGTGTGCAGTATTCCAATCTAGCCCAACTTCCGGTTCCTCATTTGGAACAGGAGCTGTACGGCAATTGGGGTCTTCACAGATCATTCAAGTTTTGAGTGATCCATTACTTGCTGCGCCGATATCCATCAGTAAATCTGGTCGCTACATTGTTGTAGCAACCCTCGAAGTTACGGGAACCATTTCTGCATGTACTAACTTTAGTGCAGGTGCTAATGCGTCCACTGTTGATAATTATATCAATAATACCGCCCCAGGCTTTTGGTCCTGTGGTTCTGGTACTAGCTACGAGGCGAGTTTTACTGCCATGTTTGATATCGTGACCCATACGGGAGCTGATGGTGCTGGTATTATAAATACTGGCACCTTCACCTTTTCCGGGTCTATTGTGGGTTCGGACCTCCAAGTACTGGAGGTTCCTCCCAATTTTGGAAACGCTTCTTCTTCTGAAGAATCGAACATGATGAGACTTACTAGTCTTCTCCGTTCAAAGTTTCCTAATGAAGCAAAGTTAATTCAGCCATTGACTAAAGATCATAGTCTGGTTCAACGCTACCCCACAAAGGGTAGTATTAAAACCAAGCTCTATGAAGAGAGTCAAAGTAACCCAAATAATTCTGTTATTAATGGAAGGACGTACGTCGTTCCCCGAACACCTAATTATGACCCAAATCCCGAAGGGAAATGGGTACAGGTTTCTGATTTATAACTTTACTTCAAATGTGAGTTTATCTCTCACTATGTAACATATCCCGACTTTGATTGAGTCGTTAAACACAGTCCCTTCTTTCGATTATAGAAGAAAGATGAGAACTTTGCAGTTAACAAAACAACATTGTCGTATTTCTCCCTGCCCAAAGATTACTTTGAGGAAGAAAGGTAGAGGATTTTAATAAACTAAGTAGGTTGGAAACAATCTTACGAAACACTTTATGTGTCCAGCAGTTGCTATATAATCGGAATCACCATCTTTGATGGGCCGAGTTAGAACCTGGTTAATGTATTAAATGAAATATCTTTTGGAATCTATAAATCTTTCCTTATAAGAGTGACTTTCTGTCCCTTCTCACAAGAGAAGTGAATCGAGAGTCAAGTGCTCTTTTTCTGTTTAACAGGCTCCTTGATCGGAGTAAAGAAAGGATTTATGATCCGCAATGAAATATGACAACTATAGGGTACCCTCCGG